CCATATCTTTTAATAACGATACACCTTATTTAACGAAACTCATTAACTTTTAATTAAGTTCAGTTAACTGGAATCGCAGGGCCAGTAATGACTGCAGGAGCTCCACCACCAACTGCAGGAGTTGCAGGAACCGCACCTCCAGTGACCTCTGGCATCTTAGGCATCGCAGCATCCAACAGTCCAGGTAGAGAGTTGGTAACACCTTCTACAGCCGCTTTGGTAACCTGGCCTTTAACGGATTCAATTATAGCATTTCTCTGAGAATACACATAGTATCCACCACCGATAATACCGGCAGTTCCCACAAATGATAGAACTGCTAAAACATTAATAATTTTTTGCATGGTTATTTCCTAATGTAGTTATATTTGCTGGTTACAGCATATTTGTTTCCTATTGACATCATACCCGAAATCATTAAGATCGTTAGACCAAAAACATATAGAGTTGATATCATAGTATCAGTAGTCCAATTACAAGTCCCTTAGCAAAAGCAATCCACTGTAATTGATAGTTACTTAGATCATACTTCTTTTGAACACCACGAATGACTTTCTTGTGCCACATCGCAGTATCATCTAGTTTTTGTTCAACGTGCCATCTTAGGCTTCTTTTTTTCTTTTTAAATCCCATTATACTAACGTACCTTTGGTACGACGAATTTCTCTAAGTTCTTCAAAGTTTTTCTGTTTTGTTCCACCGTCGTATGCCCAGGCATACCCCTCTTCGATCATTTGTTCGTTGAGAGAGACTTCGGCGTCTCCGATGTAGAGCCACCCGAGAAGACGCCCATATTTACCCATACCGCCAACAAGCTCAGTACGGATAATGAGGTCATCATCACCAGAGATAGCACCATCAAGCTTGTCCTTAAGCCACTTGGTGGCATCAAGTCCCAATACTTTCTCTTCTGCATCTCTAGTTCGTTTTTCTGGCGTGTCCACACCAGCAACTCTGACTCTTTCTTTTTTATAAAGGTCAAAACCGAGATCAATCGTGACATCGATCGTATCTCCATCAACTACTCTGTTGATCTTGATCACTCGGAAGTTGTAACAACTCTTCCGACTTGGTGGGCTCATTGCTCCCATCTTCCAATTCCTCAAATGCTAATTTCATAATAGTATATATGTAATAAGCAACACCCGCTAAAAGAATGATGAGACACCAGATGATACTCCAGGTAACATCGTTTACATCATTCAGAGGTCTCAGAAATAAATTCATCTAGGTACTCCTTTTCGTTTTGATAAGGAATTGTTTCCCCAGTATATAGTTTCCATCCTTCATGAACTTCAGGAACTAACCACTGATCAACCCGATAACAGTATTGCCAGTTAACAGGTTGAATACAGTTCATCACCACCACGCTCCAAAACGCAGTGACATAATTAAAAATAGTGAGCATAATTAACAATCATTAAATACTTGTCCAACTTCGGAACCCAATTCAGATCCTGCTTTCTGTCCTAGGAGTAGTGCCCAACCACCTGCCAACCATCCAATGTATGGGATGTTGACAACCGCAGGGACAATAGCACCAGCAGCAATAGCACTACCTGCCATTGCACCCTGAGACCGTGCGCCAGCGTCCGCCCTGATACACTCTTCGCTTTTTGCAAGGTTCTTTCCCTCGGCGTCTGAGACGCTACCTCCGATGTTACGAGCCCCATCCATAGTAAATTGATCTGTACGAAGTTCTCTTCGCATTTCAGTTTGTTCCCCAAACAATCCTTGTTTATTCTTGTTTAGATTCAATGATCGATGTGATTCCAATATAGCAGGATCATTTGCTTTATACTTAATTGTATACCCGTCTCTATTTGCTTCCACTTCATATGAAGAATAATCCCCACTGGGAAAATTAATAACGGGATACTCTGGTCTAGAGGCATTTATCAGATGCCCTAAAACACCGATATGTGCAACACCAAAAAAGGCCCCTGCAGTGAGTGCAACCCACTTAAACAAAGGCCTTTTTGGTTTGTCTTTTTTTATTATTGGTTCTGGATAGTAATCACCAGGTTGTTCTTTTTTACTGTCGAAAATGTTCATGATCTTTCAGATTGTTACTAAGACTTGTTCTTAGGTTCAATAGCAGAAACAACTTCAGGTTCTTTCTTTGCCACTGTTTTACCATTTCCACCACCGCCTGACTTAGCAGGAGAGAGTCCAAACGCAGCTAACGATCCGGAAAAGACCGATGCGATGAACGTAGGATCAAAATCCAAAATCTTTTGACCGTTTGGAAGTCTAACGTAACTGAATGTGAGCAAGGAGGCAGACCAGATAAGCACTGCGACTTTCACTAGATTACCAAGGATTTCACTCCGATCAGGACCATCATCATCTTCGCGGTCTTTCTCCTCTACTTTTGCTTTGGATTTGTTTCCGATCATGAGTAGAGAGCGAGTCTTTCTTATTTATGGTGTTAATGTTTCGACAGTAATATGTGTATGTTTTATTTGATTATATCTTTTACAAAGGTCTTCACTTGAGCAGTGTTCCCACTTGTGTTTGGTTTCTTTTAACTGTGTTGTGTATTCAATACCATTGACACCCATCATCTCTTCGGCTACAATAGTGTTTACTAACACATTTCTGGTTAAATGAGTCATTGATTGTTACTAGTTTCCAACAAGAAATTTTAAAATAAAGAATAAATGTGAAGTTTACTTCAGAAAATTTCTCTTGGCTGGCTACCCAAAATTTTGGGATGTTATTATTTATTGAAGACTGGTTTTACGGGCAGTTCAGATCTTTCCTCTCGAACTGCTTTCATAATGTGTTTTGGTACACCATAATATCCCAGATGCATCCATACACAATCGATGTAACGAAGATCTTCACGATCTGCATCTAGTGTAAATTCATCACAATATTTAACAATATCTGGCGGAACCTCAATCTTTTTCCAAGTAATAGGTTCTTCAACATAAAAAGGTATTGTCATGATCCAAAAGCGTTTTTTAGTACTGTAATCAGATGCATTTTACCATGAAAGTATCCTGCAATTATAATACCAATGGTACATAAAAACAGAACACCCAACATGATTATTTGTGGTACTGGAGGTTTTAACTCAGTCACTCTTTAATAAATCCTTCTTCTTTAAGCCACTCAAGGGTCAGTGGAGTTGGTTCATAATCCGTCCACATTGTTCCTCTGGCACAAGACTCAAGTGCTTTCATGGTCATACCCTCAGTCTTTCCTGCCCATGTTGCTTCTGCTTCCCAAGGACGTGATTGTGGAGGATAGGTGCGTTTGACCAACTCTTGCCAGAGCATAGGAACTTCTTCCTCTGGTTTGATGATGGCAATCATAGAGTTCTTGATAGAACCTGCCATACAGTCCTGGGCAGCGTGCCAACCCTCATGTCGCATTACAGACATCAGAGTTCCAGGACGACTCATGTAAGTCTTGTTCAGGAAGAAATTATTACCGACAGTGTGATAGACACCACGGTGTGAAACAGGAAAATACTTTTCGTCCGCTAGAAACACATTAACGCCGACATGTTCCAGGGCAGTGAGCATTCTACTGAACTCGTCAGCAATAATATCAAAATCACTGTCGGGATAAACATCAGCAATAGTAGCGATACTTTCGACTCGCTGGACATCTTTGGTGCATTCGCGGAGTAACATACACCCCATTGCATCCATAGTATAGTAACCCTTGGTGATCTTAGAGTCATGTGCAAAAACAGGAGTTCCTAGAGAAACTGCTGCAAGCATAGCAAGAATAGTCTTACGCATAATATGCCTCATAGTATTTAACAATTCCAGAGGTACTCACATTTCCTTGGGAAACCCAATCATGAGCACATTCATAGATTGATTGGTTGGAGTATTTTGGAACAACTCCATCCATTTGATGTCCAAATTTAGTAAGAAGTACAGTTAAAGCCTGTTCACGAAGTTTGAGTTTATCTTCGCTGTATCGCCAGTCTTGATTCATGTCAATACCAATTTTCTAGTATAATCGTATGCATAAAGTTCACGATTTCCCTTGATTCCCCAACCAAGCCAATAATAAGCAGGAACCATATATTGAGATACAGTTCGTCCCATACCTTCAAACTCAGGCAAATAACGTTGGAAGACTGATTCATTGATCATGTAAGACGTTTGTCCTTCAAGACTAGAAGGATCAAGACTATAACGTTCGGCAAACTTACCAAGGTTACGATAACGTCCTACTGAGGTCCACTGAATAAGACCATAACCCCCGCTATGGCAATCGTAGTAAGAAACTCTAGCCCCTCCCTCGCATATGTTGGGATGGAAGTTACTTTCCTGTTTAATGTTTCCCATGATCGTTGCAAGTGCATTGCGATCTGAGATTCTGGTTTTTGCTTGGAGTTCTTTGAGAACATACTGTTCATTAGATGAGCAGGTGGGACACTTCCAAGTCTTATTATCCACCTCAAGTTTTATCGCTTTGTCTTCATTGACAGAAACATCAACTGGTGGAGGATTTTGGATTCCACTAAATGGATATGCACAAGCGGCAACGGGAATAGAAGCCAAAATCGGAGCAAGGAATTTGTTGAACATTAAATAAATTGAACTCGTCATCCGCCACAGGAATTAAACTCCTCACGCGGCGCAAAGAAAAAGGTCCAACGGATTGGACCATTCATTATCTATATTAGATTGATAATGGTTATTAGGCAACTACGGAAGGTGTTGAACTCTTAACATATTCTAAAAGTTTTTCAGGAGTAGACCACTCGTAAGGGTCACCCTCTGCATTGTCTTCCATACCATCTTCCATGAAGATCTGTTTCATTACACCATCTTCAACGACCATTGCATAACGCCAGGAACGAGATGCAAAACCAAGATTAAATTTCTTGACAAGCATACCCATGTTACTGGTAAATTCACCGTTTCCATCGGGAATCAGTTTGACTTTCTCAATGTTTTGATCTTTTGCCCATGCATTCATCACAAAGGCGTCATTAACGGAGAGACAATAGACTTCATCAACACCTGCTTCTACAAACATGTCATAGAAGGCTTCGTAACCAGGAAGTTGGTAAGCACTACAGGTAGGAGTGAATGCACCAGGAAGTGCAAACAAAACTACTTTCTTTCCGTTAAAAAGTTCTTCACTAGAACGAGTAACGAATTCTCCGTCTTCACGGAACATGAAGTCCACAGAAGGGACTTTATAATTTTCTTCAGGAGTCAGTTGAGGCATGTTTCTGTTTGAGTTCAGGGTTAGGTTGAGATGGAACAACGGGATTACGGGAAAGGTTTTTGATTACAATGAAAGCATCCTTATTGTATTTGCGGGTGCCTTTGAGTGGTGCCCACTTAGTGCCAGCACCATCAATACCATAGATTGATGTACCACCAATTTCTACGGCAACATCATCATAACAATCCCATCCAAGTTCCGCAATAGTATCTTTGACTTTATCATGTATTGACTTCATTACAGCAGCAGATTTGCGTTGTGTAGTCAACTCATCATTCATAATACTTTCTTCTGGCTCAAGATTACCAATCACAGGTTTTCCTCTTGTTCAGTAAGAATAGTGCAGTCACTAGTAGGATAGGCAACACAAGTCAAGATGAAACCTTCATCCATCTGATCATCATCTAAGAAAGATTGATCGCTGTTGTCTACGGAACCAGAGATGAGTTTTCCCGCACAAGCCGAACAAGCACCCGCTTTGCACGAATAAGGAAGGTCAATACCCGCTTCTTCTGCAGCTTCAAGGATGTATTGATCGTCTGCACACTCAACAGTGTTTTCAGCGCCATCTGGAGTTTGGAAGGTGACGTTATATGTAGTCATGATTTAGAAAAAAGAACAGGTAAAGTTTATCAAAAAATTGTTAAGAAGTCAATGACTTAGATAGGGTTATATGCGGGAATCATCATACCCCCATCCATGTCATCGTCATCATCATTATTCACATCTGGTGTCATAAATGCTGCCCAAAAAATGAACCCACCTATCAACATCGATGCAAATAATAGCATCACCATACTCCTGGAATGATTTGACCAGTGGTAAGGTAAGAACCGACAGCAGCAACAAAACCAATCATTGCAGCACGGGCGTTGAGGATCTCTGCCTCAGGGGTAAATCCAAATTTCATTGTTTGTTCTCCAAAGTTTTATTTGTAATGATGATCTTTTGACCATCGTGGGTAAATTGTAACACATCGTCAGGATGCCACAGTAACTCTTCATACAAATCGTCGAGTTTCTGGATATCTTTCCATAGAGCGTCGGGATCAGGCATATCAGGTCGTTCGGTTTACTTCGTATATAGTTGAATTACCATAAGTTTTATGGTCTTTGTATCCTACCATACGACCTTTAGTATTTTGAAGTGCAGGCATGAACACAATAAAGAAAAATACTGCTGGGGCGCCGACAAATACGACAGCAACAATCACATAATAAGTAAGAAGTTCAATCAAGTCAGGCATCAGTAAGTTTCAGCAAGTTGTTGTACAGAGTATCCCAGTAGAACCAGGAAGGCAACAGAAGTTGCCGTAAACATCAAAGCAGTCATCAGAAGATAGCAAAGAAAAGTTTACCAGTGATGGCATAGGAAGCGAATCCCATGATAATACCCATCATCGCCCAACGTCCATTGTACATTTCACGCTGTTGCATGGGAGAAAAAAGACCTTTACGGTTATAATCTTCTACCACCATTTGAGGTTCTTTGGCAAACAGATTATTCTGTCCAAGTTCGTTAGTTGTTACAGTCATGATACATTTTGTTGTATTTCTTTACATAGTATATAGTAAAAAAAGAACCTTGTCAAGGTCCTTTTGTAGTCATTTTTACCTAATCAGGTAAATTATTGATGAGATTATCCAATTTTTGTTCTAAAGCTGCATATCTTCTCACTAACTGCATATATTCATCTTCTAAAAATTCAACTCTCTCTTGGAGATCTTTGATAGATTCTTTTTTTGACATCAATATTCTTCAACAAATGATTCACACTTGTCCTGATTCTTTTTACACCACTGTCTTACATAAGAATCCGCATCGACTTCCATAGTATAGTGAGCATGAGTATGAACTAGTTGTATCAGAACCAGAAAACCAACTAACATCAGGTTGAACTGTGTGACGGGATGAAGCAGTGCCTTTAAAAGTTTTGTCATGATCATAAAAAAGGGGGGGACTCGATGCCCCCAACTTATCAGAAACTATACTTAGTCTTGAGTTCAACTTTCCAATTACGACTTCCGTCAGAGTCTTTGAAAATATTTTCAAATTTGGCTTCCGCAGCAAGTTGTTCAGTTAGACGCATTTTTGTACCAACTTCAAGTGCTTTAACTGTAGAAGATTCACCAGCGTCGGGATAAACTACACCAAAACCACCTTCAATATAGGGAACAAGTACACCAACTTTAGTTTCATAACCGAGACGTACTTGGTGTGAAGCAGCACCATAGTCTTCATCAACACCTGTGAACTTATGACCAGTCTTAACGTAAGGACCAGCAAAAGCAGGTGCGGTAAGAGATGAAAGAATAATTCCAGAAAGGATTGCCGATTTCATAATTAATTTTCAAAAAATTATTAATTATATTATAACATAAAAAAACCGCCCCTGCAGTGCAGGAGCGGAAAGTTTAATGGTTATCAGAAGCTGTACTTGATACCAGCCTTCGTACCATAACCAGTATCGGCACCGTTAGCACCAGTGGAGAGCGAAACCTCACCGTAGACACCAAGACGCTCGGTAGCAGCAACAGAACCGCCGGCCTTAGCAGAGAAAACGGTGTCACTATCGCCACCGTCAGGGGTTACCAGGCTAGGACCACCCTGGATGTACCAAGAAGCAGACTCACCAGCGGT